CTATAGAGCATTTGATAATAAGAAGGTGTGGTTAGGAAGTCATGGCTAAGAAAAAACAAAGAGCTCATCAAGTCTCCAAAGGTGAGCGCCGTAGTGTTGCACTATGGAAAATTAAATTATGCAAACGTGAAAGGAGCCCTATGCAGTCGTTGCTATATAAACAACAAGCCTGGAGAAAAGGTCAAAATCCATGGCTTACAATTCAAAATCCTAATGATAAAGAGACTAATAAGCGTATGATTCGTGTAAGGGCTAATGATCATTGGGGTAACCCTAATGCAAAACCACGTCTTATGAAGGAGACCAAGCAATGATATCAGTTGATGTTTACACAAAGCCTGGATGCGGATACTGCAACAAAGCAAAAAGCTTGCTTTTTAAAGAGGGTATCAGCTATAATGAATATGATGCATCACAGTCTTATGTTAAAGAACAACTGATGTTAAGGAATCCAGAAGCTAGATCAGTACCACAAATCTTTATTAATGGTAGTCTAGTTGGTGGTTATAGTGAACTTTTAGAATACATGGATAATGTTAGAGGTGGATATGGTGAATACTTTGGAGCTGGACCGAACGTCCTTACTGGCTGAACTCAATACAAATATTGTAACAGTCAAATTTACTAAAAAAGATGGAACAGAGCGCGTCATGCGCTGCACTCTACAGAAGGAGTTTCTTCCTGCTGTCGATACTCTCGATGAAGCAGTAAGCAAACGAAACAAGTCTGTAGAGACTGTAGCTGTGTGGGATCTTGAAAAAGAAGCCTGGCGCTCATTTCGACTTGATAGCGTATTAGAAATGAAGGTTGGATAATGAAAGTACATATCACTGATGAGTATGAACTCAAAGAAGAAGATGATATTGAAACTAACGAAGTAGATAAAAATGCAATGGGCGGTACTGAGCTTATGAAGTACGGTCTATATGAACGCGTACCGAAAGAAGTACTAGAGCCATTTCAAATTATTTGCTCTCGTTATAGAGGAACTAAGAAGGGTAAGAAGCCGATCTATTGGCTTCATGACCTACCTGATGATCCAGAGAGTCAGCATCTCAGAGGTGATGGATGGGCTAAGTTTGAGAAGATTGTATGTGTATCTAACTGGCAGATGCAGCAGTATCATGATAAGTTAGGATTACCTTATCATCGTTCTACTGTACTAATGAATGCTATTGAGCCCTTTAAGCCAGAAGAGATTACGCGTGCAGATGAAGATGATACTATTAGATTGATATATCATAGTACACCTCATCGCGGTCTTAATATTCTTATCCCAGTCTTTGAACATCTAGCAGAGCAATATGAGAACATTCAACTTGATATTTTCTCATCATTTGAACTGTATGGATGGAAAGAACGAGATGAGCAGTATAAAGAACTCTTTGAACGTGCAGAAGCTCATCCAAAAATTAACTATCATGGTTCACAACCAAACGCGGTAGTAAGAGAAGCATTAGGTAAAGCACATATCTTTGCTTATCCTTCTATCTGGCCTGAGACTAGTTGCATCTGTTTGATGGAAGCTATGTCAGCAGGTCTTTTGTGCGTACATCCAAACTATGCAGCACTTCCAGAAACAGCTGCTAATTGGACGTACATGTATCAGTGGAACGAAGATCTGAATACTCATGCTAATGCATTTGCAAGACATCTAGCAGAATGTATCCAACTGTATAATACAGATGCGATGCAGCAGCGTCTTAAAATGCAGAAGATGTATGCAGACTCTTTTTATAGTTGGGAGAGTAGAGCTTTACAATGGGAAATGATGCTAGGCCGTATGAACGACACGAAGAGTACATGAAGAGACGTATGAAAGAAGAAGACAAAAAAACCATTAAATGGCAGGATCATACGCAGTCGACTGAAGAACTGTATCGCCAAAATGTGTTGCATTTGACTCAAGAAGTAGCTATAATGAAGAATAATGTGAGAGAACTACAGGAGCAATTGCAAAATGCGTACAAAAGGATTAAAGAACTTGTCGAAGAACGAGACGAAGCCAAGAACCAGGCGCTTTCGAAAAAGCATGACGCCTGAGCAGAAGGCAGCAGCAGTAGAACGACTTAAGATAGCTCGTGAAGCTAAAGCCGCTAAGGTTAAACCAAAATATACGCATATAGCAGATAATGTGCTTGCCCTGCCTGCAGAGAATACTTTCTCGCGGGAGAATGTTACTAAGTGGATCAAGCACAATAAAGAGCTTCTCAAGTCTGCAAGAGCAGCAGTGAGAGGTAAGGTGAAGGGCGCAGAGGCTGAAGTCGCTAAGATAGAAGGTTATGTTAAAAGCTGTGAGACCTATCTCAGGACCGGTGTCTGGATTGACGACTTCTACGGCCTAGAGCAACATGGCAAGGTTAAACGCTGCTGTGTTGTTCTCGCCTATCACCACGAAGGGCCTTTCAAAGGTATGGCTAAACGTTCTGTAGGGATGTATTATCCTGATCTCGGTGTAGAATGGACTCAGGAGATGCATGAGGACTACTACGGTAAGCCAGATATGAAGCGGAGCAGCACAGCTACAGGCAAGAAAAGACGTACTAGACGTAAACCTAAATAATCATGTCGCCCTTAACCAGGAGCTAACATGAAGGATAATGTAGTAGTCTTTCCGAAAGCAAAACGAGACGGTACTCCGCCTCAATCTTTAGATGAAATTCAAACCTATCTAACTAAGACTCGATTGAAATACTTGCAAGCGATTGCTGGTGACATTTCAATCGACGTCTTTATGAAGTTAGAGCAAGTAGGTGCTGATATTAGTGAAGATGAGAACTTACAAAAAGACTTTGTACTCATTAACGAAGCTATCAAATCAGCTCTCGGTAGAACTTTAAATATTCATCACCCATTACAAGATTTCAGTGAAAATACAGTTGATTCAGCAGAAGCAGATTTAGCGTTTTTGTTAGGAGAAACTGAAGAAGAGTAGTTGCCTTTTATCTATAGAGTGGTTATAATAATCATACTATAGATTAGATAAGGAACCTTTATTATGATCATTATGGATCTAAACCAAGTGATGATTGCGAATCTGATGGCTCAGATTGGTAATCATACTAATATGCAGCTTGATGAGAATCTGCTGCGTCATATGATACTCAATTCCATTCGTACTATTAGAAGCAAGTTCTATGCAGAGTATGGTGAGCTTGTGATTGCTTGTGACGATAAGAAATATTGGAGACGAGATGTGTTTCCATATTATAAAGCCCATCGTAAGAAGGCTCGTGAAGCATCAGAGTTGGATTGGAATGCTATCTTCAGTACTCTTAATAAAGTACGAGAAGAGCTCAAAGAGTTCTTTCCATATAAAACTATTCAAGTAGAGGGTGCAGAGGCTGATGATATTATCGGTACTCTATGCTACAAGTATGGATTAGAGCTCAAACCATCAGAGTGTGAGAAGATTCTTATTCTGTCTGGTGATAAAGACTTTGTGCAGCTCCAAGTATTTGCAAATGTAGAACAGTTTGATCCTATTCGTAAGAAATGGATTAAGCATTCTAATCCTAAGTCGTATCTAAAAGAGCATATTGCTCGTGGTGATAGAGGTGATGGTGTACCTAATATGCTGTCAAAAGATGATTGTCTTATTGTAGGACGTCAAAAGCCTCTACGTAGAAAAGTACTAGATAAGATCTTAGAAGGTGATATGAGTGATATGACTGAAGAGCAATTACGTAACTATAATCGTAACCAGATGCTTGTAGATCTCTCATTTACCCCTCAAGAGATTAGAGACAATATTATTGAGCGGTACCTAAATATAGATACTAACAAGCGTGATAAGTTGTTCGGTTACTTTGTCAATCACAAACTGAAAAACCTCATGGAAAATATAGGTGATTTCTAAATGCAAAAAGGTATTTTTGAGATCTTTGCTGAGAATGCAAAGTTAAGTAAAGCAGCTGATAAAGCTGCACATCTCAAGGCTAATGAAAGCTATGCTCTAAAGACTATTCTACAGGGCTGCTTCCACCCTAACGTAAAGTTTCTACTTCCAGAAACTGTCCCTCCATACTCACAATCAGACCCTATTGGTATAGAGACTAGACTCTACTCTCAAATTCGTAAGTTTGATCTTTTTATTGAAGGTGGCCGTAATGTCACTCAGACAAAACGTGAGATGATCTTTATTGAAACGTTAGAGTCTGTGCATCCAGAAGATGCTAAGATTCTGCTTAATATGGTTGTTAAGAAAGACCCAT